CCAGTCCGCCGACTACTGATGTCAAGACTGAGCCGAAAACAACCTTTTGTGCGGAACATCCAACGGATTCGACGTGTAAAGCTGCTGATAGCACATTTCAAGGGTCATGCGGTGCGGGGATTAGTGGGTCTGTGGCCGCTTGTACAGGGGACGCTGTCCAGTGCGCGCAGGCTGCTGCGGCGTTTAAGATTCAGTGCGATATGGAGTCGGAACCAACGGATGCGGCGTACCTGCTCGGGAAGGTGATTTCTAGCGGGGGTGTCGATTCTGTCCCTAATCCGCTGTCTGACGACAAGACAACGAAAATTGATTTGCTTTCGATTGTCAGCACGGTGGGCGGGGTGCGTTTGCTCTCTTCGACGTGTATTGCGGCTCCGTCATTCACCATTCAAGGCAAGTCTTATACCTTGCCAGTGGATCAGTTCTGTTCATTCGCCCAGATTGTGGGGTATCTCATGGTTGCGGCATCTGCTGTAATCGCCGTTCGTATGGTAGCGTCATAAGGAAATATTATGCCAGCATTTCTGATACCGGCGATTGCCGGGGCCTTGTTGTCAGTTGCCGCGTCTTTGGTCGGGCGCATTATTGTGGCCTTGGGAATGGGGCTTGTGGCCTACAGTGGCATCAATACCGCATTGTCATATTTCCAGACTACATTTACGAATGCGATGGGCGGGGCCGGGGCTACGCTGGCGGGTATGTGCGGCGTTCTTCAGTTGGACACATGCTTGGCTATTTTCACGGCGGCGGCTCTGGCCAAGTTGGCGATTGCTGGTGCATCATCGGGCACCATTAAGAGGCTGGCAATCAAGTAATGGCAAGGGTTTAGGACGTCGGGATAAGAGAAAAATGCAATAGCCATAGAAATATATGACAACTGTATAATCAGAATACGTATATGCCATAAATAAATATGACAAAAGAGTATGCAGGTTATCCGTGTGTCATAAAATAACATGCATTAGTAATAAATTGGCCATGCGGTTGTCATAAAAGAGATATGACAATATGGCATTGGTATATGTTTATGTCTTGAGGGCTTGCTATGATTACGCTAACGACTGGTCTCCCCGGTTCGGGGAAAACACTATTCACGATTGATTCTGTGAAGCAATTGGCTGACAAAGAGAATAGGCCAGTGTTTTACTCGGGTATCAAGGATTTGGCATTACCATGGCATGAGATAGACGCTGAGAAGTGGATGGATTGCAGCGAGGGCGCGATTATCGTGATTGACGAATGCCAGCGGTTATTCAGGCCACGGGGTAACGGGTCGCTGGTTCCGGCCTATGTCTCGGAGTTGGAAACCCATCGCCACAAGGGGTTCGATATCTTCCTTGTGACTCAGCACCCCATGCTGATGGATGCTAATGTGAGAAGGCTAACCGAACGTCATAACCATGTGGCGCGGCGGTTTGGGATGCAGCGTGCAACAGTACTCCAGTTCGAGTCGTGTAAAGAGCAACCTCTTTCTAAGCAGGAAGGGGCACAAAGGCTCGAATGGAAGTACCCCAAGGCAGTTTTCGAGTATTACAAGTCGGCGGAAGTCCATACGGTCAAGCGGCGCATTCCGATGACGCTGTGGGTGCTGCTGTCCTTGCCTTTGCTGGTCGGCGGGATTATCTGGTATTTCGTGTCGTCACATTATCAAGATGGAAAGGTGGTCATAACCAAGTCACCCATTCCACCTGGACAAACAGTGGATATTTCGGGTAAGCAAGCGGCAGGGGGGAAGGATTCGGCTCAACACGTTCGTACCCCGGTGGAATATCTTGCGGCCTACACCCCGAGGGTAGCGGGGCTTGCCTACACTGCGTCGGTGTATGACGAGGTGACAAAGCCTGTGCGCGCTCCGGTGCCGGCGGGTACAGTGGTGGCGCGGGGCAAGTGCAAAGCCTACACCGATCAAGGCACCCCCCTTGCTATGGATCAAGCCTTGTGTATGCAGTTTGCCGCGAACGGGTTTTATCGAGAGTTCGACAATAAACCCGTTGGCAAGGCTATAGAAACGCGCAAGGATGCTCCTAACGTGGATAAGCCTGTGCCCTACACCCAAACAGTGCCCAATTCGGTGGAAGCGGCTGTGCTGTAGGTTCCGCGCCCGCTGGCGCGGCAAGAGGCTTCTCCGCATTCGGGTAGGGGTCGGTCTGTCGGTATTCCCCCTTGCGGAGTTCCAAGGCTTACGGGCCGGAGGCCCAAGCCGAACGCGCGGCTATTTAACCCCCCCCCTCTATAGACGCCTTTCCGCTTTTGCTCTGGCGGTCTGCGCGCTTTTGCCACCTATCCGGTAGTCAGCCAAGGCGCTAAGTGCTGAGGGCCGGGACGCGCGAAGCGCGGCACGGGCCACGGGGCTTGTCTCTTTTACAACAAGTCGCATGCGAGCAACGGAAACGCAGACTGCCTAGGGTTTAAAAGGGTTGTTTTACACTTGACAAAAGTGTAAATTCCTTTTGCGCAAGAAAAGGCCCGCTTGGCGGCGGGCCCTTGGTGCAAACAAACGGTGCTGGTGACTAGCCAGCGAACAAACGGTGAAAAGATGATAACCTCAAATGCAACCAAGTTGCAAGACTCGCACATAGCGCCTTTCTACGTGAATCGCGGGCGAGTCAATCAGGCCCGGTATGCTGCGGCGGAATTCGAAGCGGCGCTCAAGGCCAAACCCCTACCTGATAAGTGCGTGGTTCTGGATTCCACCGTGCAGCGCGTGTTCCGTATGCGCAAGGGTATTCTGACCGCCAGCCGGCTGATAAACGCACGGCTCAAGACCTATATCGATCCAAAGGGCAAGCGGCGCAAGTGGGTGCCGGTCATGGTTACGCTGACCTATGCCGATAGTTGCGAGTGGGCACCGGATCACATTTCAAAATATATCCATACGGTTTCGGAGTGGGGGCGGCGCCGGGGCTACAAATTGCCTTATGTGTGGGTGATGGAACTGACGAAAAAAGGCCGTGCGCATTACCATGTCATATTCTGGATACCAGTGCATTTGTTCATTCCCAAGGCTGACGTTCAAGGTTGGTGGGTGCATGGGTCAAGTAACACGGTTCGGGCGCGCAACCCGTACGGGTATCTGTCGAAGTATGCCAGCAAGGCACTTGTGCATGATGACGAGGGCAAGCGGGTAGAGTTTCCCAGGGGTGCGCGTATTCACGGCATTGGCGGCGTCACGGCTGACGAAGCGGCAATTATTGCGTGGTGGAAGTTGCCCAAGGATTTGCGCCGGGGGGACGAGGGTTCGTGCAAATGGCGGCGACACAAGGGTGGCGGGTGGGTGTGCATTGAGGGGGACGCGCGCGGCGAAATATACGTGTGTAACTGGGGGCTGTCCGCGATCAACGTCAAGGCGAAGCAAGTGCGGCTCGTTGAAAAGTCGAGCCGTGAGGACTGGGACGCGGGGGCTACTTTTGGGCGGGACTGGGCTTCTTTGGTGGCGGCAACGGCTTCGGCGAACTATGCCGCCGGTCAGGCAGCGGGTGCGGCTGCTGTGGCGTCAATACAAACATATCGGCGGTCCTGGATTTGGCAAGGCGGGGGGCCGGGGTTCGTACATCCGACTGATGTGCCCATGAGTGAAGGATTGTTTCCAGGAGATCAGCAAGGCTTAGACCGTTTCGTGCAGCTTGTGTTTTCAACACCAGATGCATCTCAGGGGCAACCTTAACGGTTTTCCAGAGGTTCATTTTATTAGACATGCAGAAATTCCTTGACGTGGAAAAGTTTAAAGGTGTAAGGTTCGTGCCGTCACGAATCGTTCCACAAATAGCTTAATACACCGGAAGGTAAAAAAATGCAAGCGACCATGATAGGCGTCACGCGTATGTCGGGAATTGGCAAGGAAAGCAAGGCGAAGTATGATATGACAAGGGCACTTATTCTCAACCCGATCGCGCCGTTTGAAAAAGAAAACTTCAAGCGGGAGGGGTTCGGGTTTGAAGTGATTGAGGTCGAAATGTCGGCGGACTGTTTGCCGTTCTTCGCGGTGCAAAAATTTCCGCTTGCGGGCAATTTCGACGTGGTGAATGAGGTGCGGGGCGGCAAGCTGGCACCCGTGATTGTCGGCATGGTCGCGTCGAAGGCTGCCTAATGATTTGCGCGACGTACTCCGCTACGGGCGAAGTGCTGGTCGTGCTTCCTGCGCCCCCGGATATTTCAGGGTGTGCGCTACTTATTCCGACTGCGGCAGACCAAGCGAACTACCCGTTTTCTTTGTCTGCTGCGGACGGTTCAGCGGTGGCATTTGCCATCGTTCTTGTGTGGGGCGCGGGTTTTGCGGGGCGAGCCTGTATTCGTGCGCTTTTTTTAGGCGGTGTTTCTAGTGAATAAAATCTATAGTGTTCTGTTGTTCGTTCTGCCCATTTCGGCTTTTGCGGCTGTTGATGTTACCGCCATTACGTCGGTTTTGGCTGACGTCGCGCTGGTTTCGGCTGCTGTCTTTGGCGTTTATGTCGCCATCAAGGCGTCGAAGTTCATCCGCCACGCTCTCTAATCGAGAACGCATCGGATGAAGTTCGACAGGCGGGGCTACGTCCTCGCCTTTTTTTATTCCCGAGGGTATGACAATGGGCTTATGGGTCATCGTGGCGGTGTTGGGGGCGACATGGTTGATTTTCAGCGCGTAGGGCGGCTTTTTCTTTGCTTTCTCTTTGGCGTGCTTCTCGTTGGTGTGCCGATGCTTGCGCGTGCTGAAACTATTGCTGCGACCTATAACGGTACGGCGGTCGCGGTTGCTGGTGGTTCGCCAATTACCTATGGGGGTATTGGTTTGCAGGGAGCGTTTTCGTCTGCGGATGCGGCGTGCAATTCGCTTGTTGCGGGTTCTCACGGTGATTCGGTTCCGGGCCCTCCTGCTAGTGGTTATATGTCGGTAAGTTTTCTATGCAAAAGTGCTGCGGGGGCGACTGTGGTGGGTGCGCAAGCTAATTTTAGTTGTATACCGCCATCCGTTTCTACGGCTAGCTATTGCAAAATTCCGGCGGGTTATTCCTGTCCGGGTGGTCAGAACTGGACGCTCGCGGGTTCTAGTTGTTCTCGACCGGATTGTGTTGCGCCGCAAGTGCGTGATTCTGCGACTGGTGTTTGTAATGCGCCTGCGTGTCCTGTTGCGGGTACTACGGTCGGCGCGGTAGGTCAGATTTCTAGCGGTTTGGGTCAGATAGGCGGTGCGGGCACGATTTGCATTTCGTCTTGTGTGGTTTCGCCGTCGGGTGGTTGTGAAAGTGTTCATAACACTGCGGGGTGGAAATACTTTTGTCATGGTCCTTTTGTTGTTACTGGCACGAGTTGCACGGGTGCGGATGTTGCTGTGCCTCCGACTGATCCGGCTTATAAATGCGCGCAACAGGGTATGCAATCGGGTACGGTTAATGGCGCTGTGGTGTGTGTTCCTGCGGATACGACCCAACAAACTAAGCCGGAAACTGACGTTAAAACACCGGGCACCGGGCCGGCAGCGACTGATAATTCAACGGCAACCACGGTCTGTACGGGGGATGGTTCTTGTACGACGACGACGATAACTACGACAACGCAAGGTGGATCGGGGCCGGGGGGGACGGGGCCGGGTTCGACTACCAGTCCGCCGACTACTGATGTCAAGACTGAGCCGAAAACAACCTTTTGTGCGGAACATCCAACGGATTCGACGTGTAAAGCTGCTGATAGCACATTTCAAGGGTCATGCGGTGCGGGGATTAGTGG